ATTTAAACAACGAACAAGTTAGACTCGAAGGTATTAAGAATAAAACAATAAATCCAAAGATTACGGAGAGTTAAATGGCTTCAATATTTACCACTTCAAAAAACGTAACAGCTAAAGTACCATTTGGTGGTGATGTTCGTATACCATTTTATTTACAATTTGTTCCTGGTATTGTTGTTGATACCATTGTTCATCCATCTACTTATAAAGGATATAATAATTCAAATTTAGTAAATTCAATAATGGCTACACCACATATTACTGAGGATACTAAAAAAAGAAAGTTAAATCTAAATGAGGATAATAGATATTTTCCTTTAATGAGAGGTATTTTTGAAGTTCCTGCAAAAGGAGATCCTGTTTTACTTTGTACTATTGCAGGTATACGATACTATTTAGGCCCATTAAATACGGAAAATAATCCAAATTGGAATATTGATAATCTATATTCTTCGGATGCTAACTTAGATACTGCATCATCATCTGAATTAAATTCATCTATTGCGCAAGGTGAATCGCAAAATTTTAAAAAAATAAATTTAAATAGATTAGGAAAAAGATATATAAAACAACTTGATGGTGAAGATGCTTACAATGAAACTCATGGTGATATAATGTTGGAAGGTAGACATGGTAATAGTATTAGAGTTGGTAGTAGGAATGTTAATCCTTATATATTTATTTCTAATGCAAGAGCTAGTAAAAATAATATTCAAGAAACTTTATATGATGGGAGTTTAATAAGTATTACTGAAAATGGAACTTTATTTGATCATTTTGGGAGTGTTGTGGAAGCTTCTAATCTTACTGGAGATGGTGAAAATACACCATATGATGCAACTTTAACTCAATATGATGGATTTAAATTAGCCTCTGATTTAATAGAAACTCCAAACAGATTAATGGAAAAATTAATATCTAGTGTAAATAACAATCAATCACCAATTGAGTTAATAAATGAGTATGCAGATAACCAAATGTTATTTAATTCTGATAGAATAACTATAAATACACGGGTAGATGATATTTATTTATCATCAAACAAAGATATACATATTGGTACTGGTAGACATTTAACAATATCAACTAATGAGGATTTAATTGTAGAATCAGAAAAAACATATTTAGGTAATCCAAATAAGGAAACAAATAAAGATAAAATGCAAAAAATGGTTTTTGGTGATTTATTATTAGAGGTGTTACAAGAAACTTTAACAGCTTTAAAAGGTGCTCAAGGTTTATGTACAGGAGCTCCAATACCATTAGTTGATTCAACGATGGCACCATTATCAGTTAAAATAATAGAAATAGAAAACAAATTAAGTAGTATATTGAGTAACAAGCATTTTATAGAACCAAATTAATAAGAGAGGTTAATATGAAGAAAAAAACAACAACAACAAGAAAAACAATTAGACAAATCGTAAGGGAAGAAGTTGCTATGGCAATTCACGAAGTTATTAATGAGTTAAAACAACCATCGCTATCATCGACTGAACAGCCAATACAAGAAAAGAAAAACTTTTCAAAAAATTCTGTCCTCAATGATGTATTAAATGAAACAGCTAATGGTGATGATTGGAAGACATTGGGTGGTAGCGAGTTTACATCTGAAAGAATGAATGAATTGGTTGGTGGACAATATGGTGATATGATGAGGAATACACCACAACAAGTTCCATCAAGTGACCCAATGAGTCAATTTCTAAATAAAGATTATAGAGAAGTTTTAAAAAGAACTGATGAAAAACAACAACAGAAATACGGAAAATAATAATGGGATTAAAAGATGATTTAATAGAAGCTAAATTAGAAATGATAAAAGCTTCCGGTGGTAATCCTGATGAGGTAGATACTGGTACGGGTTCACCAATAGATATTGAGTGTGAACTTACAACAAATGCAATAGCAACATTTTTAACTGAAGCTGATTTTACAATAACTCAACTCAGAGCACCTGTAACAGTTGAAAGTTTAAAAACACCTGACCAGCTTGTAAATGTTGAATTGGAAACTTTGTTAGGACCATATCAACCTGTCTTGAAAGCTTTAAAAAAAATGGGAGACCCACTTGGACTAGGAGCAATAATAGATAAATTAGAAGGTGAAATAGAAAAAGCTATAAAACCTTTGTTAGAGGGTGGAGCTAAGTTAGCTGGATTGGAATTAGGAAAAGATGATGGTGCATTGGAGTGTGTTGGTTATGTTTATATAGGTGAAGATCCAGATTCCCAAGACGCATTTGATGTTGAGGATGAGGATGGACAAAGAGATTTTACAACTGTTAAATTAATTAGAGAAGATATTGAGGACTTATTATAATGGCTATTAAAGACACATCAAAAAAACCTTATATAGTTGATAGAGATTCTAACATTAAAGTTGGAATTGATTTACCATTTAGGCGGGGTGATTCAGATGGTGGGTGGTTTGCAACTTCATCCACTACAATAGAAGCTGTTAAAAATAATATAAAAAATTTATTAAGTACAAATGTTGGTGAAAGATTTATGCAACCAAATTTAGGAACTAATTTAAGAAGTATTCTTTTTGAACAAATAAATGAAACAACTACAATAAGAATACAAGATATTATTTTAGATGCACTTCAAATTTGGTTACCTTTTGTTGATATTAGAGATATTGAAATAAAAACAAATGACTCAAATGATGTTGTTGATAGAAATCAAATTAAAGTAAACATAATATTTAATATAAAACAAGATCCTGATACAATTGATTCGGTACTTTTAGATTTTTCAGGTGATGTGGATAATAGTACAGATTCATCGGTTGGTGGTGGATATTAATATGGAGATATAATATGCCAAATTATGGTAAAGAAGATTTTAAAGAATCAAATGTAAATTATTTAAATAAAGATTTTACATCTTTAAAACAATCACTAATGAATTATGCAAAATCTTATTTTCCAAATTCATATAGGGATTTTAATGAAACATCACCCGGTATGATGTTATTGGAAATGAATGCATACGTTGGTGATGTATTATCATTTTATATCGACCAACAATATCGTGAGATGTTATTACCATTAGCTGAAGAACGAAGAAACATTATAAATCTTGCAAATATGTTTGGTTATAAAGTAAAACCTATTGTCCCATCTTATGTTGATTTAACATTTACACACAATTTAGGGGCCAATGAAAATCCTGCTGAAGTAGATTATTCAACAGGTGGAATATTTGCAAGTGGAATACAAGTTGTTGGTAGTGATGATACAATAGTTTTTGAAACACTTGATGTTATAGATTTTCAAATATCACAATCAGCTGTTGATACATTAACAATTGCTAATACGTCAGAAGCTGGTTTAGCAACAAGTTACACATTGGAAAGAACAGTTAGAGCTGTTAGTGGTAAACAAAAAACTGCATTATTTTCAATAGGTGCTCCTGAAAAATTTAAAAAAATAACATTAGAAGATAAAAATGTTATTGATATAATTTCCTGTATAGATTCAAATGGAAATGATTGGTATGAAGTTGATTATTTAGCACAAGATAAAGTTCCAATACCAACTCATTATACAGATAATCCTAATAGAACAAGTGCATACCAAAATCTTGTAGATGGTGAAACGGTAGATTTACCTGTCCCTTATTCATTAGAATATATAAAAACAAGTAAAAGATTTACCCGCGAAACAAATATAGATAATACAACATCATTGGTTTTTGGAAATGGTGTTTTAAAAGATGGACAATTAGTTGATGATGGTTTTATAGATTTAGAGCAAGTTGGTATTATAATTCCTGGACAAGCAAATGATTTAAATCAAGCTATCGACCCATTACTTGGTGATGAATACTCAACACTTGGTGAAACACCAAATCAAACAACATTAACTATAACTTACAGAACTGGTGGCGGTATAGATTCAAATATCCCATCGAATGATTTAAGTACAATTGTAATAGGTGGTCAAGATTTAGGTGGGTCTGGAGTGGCAATTGCCTCTTTAGGTGTAACAAATAACTACCCAGCTCGTGGTGGTAAGGATGAAGAGGATACGATTGAAATAAAAGAAAAAGCTAAAGCGTTCTTTTCAACACAGAACAGATGTGTAACTAAAGAAGATTATGAAGCTAGAGTATTAAACATACCAGCTAAGTTTGGTAATATTGCAAAAGTATATGTTACTAGAAGTGGTGATAGCGATAATTACTCAGCCGGAACTAATATGTTTAACGAAGCATTATCTAGCGCATATTCTACAGAAATAGATATTAGTAACAGCGTAGATTTAATTAGGGGTGTTTTAAATCAACTTGATGATGCTGAAGCTAAACTTAAAAAAATTAACTTACATGTGCAAGATTTGGAAGTGGGACTTGGTGATTTAAGAGCAAGTATAGATAATTTAAAAACTTATAGTGACTTAACTATTTTTAATTTATCATTAATAAATATTTATGTTTTATCATATAACGCATCTAAACAATTAGTTGGTAATCCAATTTATGCTAATAACACATCATTCACGGACAATGTTCCAGCTGTATTAACATCTAATATAAAAAATTATCTTAATAATTTTAGAATATTAACTGATACTGTTCAAATTAAGGATGGATATATAATTAACTTTGGGGTATTTTTTGATGTTATAACAAATCAATATGCTAATAAACAATTAATTAAACTAAGGTGTATACAAAAAATTAAAGATTATTTTAGAATAGAAAAAATGAAGTTTAATCAACCAATATTTATAAGTAAAATAGAATATGAATTGATGGGAATTGATGGTGTTCGCTCTGTTAATTATGTATCATTAACGCAACATCAAAATACACATCCGAATGGTGAGACTGAAGAATTAATTACACCAACTTATACTTATTCATATAACTCTGCTGCTGGTCCTGATGTAAATGGGGACGGTATAGCGGATGGTGGTTACACCAATGATTTAAATGGTACTGTTGGTTATGGTTTTAAATATGATTTTTCAGAACAAACTGGCGCACTTGAAGGTGGAGTAATTAGACCACCCCACACGGATACACCAGCTGTTTTTGAATTAAAAAATCCAAATCAAAACATACAAGGGAGAGTTAGATAATGCATCATTTTATTTTTCCAACACAAGACACTTGGATTTCGAGTGGTAGTAGTAAAATAGACGGAGAATCCTTTAAAGACCAAAACTTTGGTAAAGACCAAATACTTGAAGTTAAAAAAGAGTTTTATAATAGTTCTTTTGATTATCCTACAAGAGCATTAGTACAATTTAGTGGAACTGAATTTAGTGAATTATCTAAATCCGTAGTTGATGGGACAATAAGTTTAGATGCAAAATTTTATTTAAAACTTTTTGAGGCTGAGGGTAATGTGGAAATGACTGAAGAATATAAATTAGCTGTCCAACCAATATCACAATCATGGACTGAGGGAACTGGTAAATTTGGTGATAATCCAAAAAATACAAATGGTTGTAGTTGGGATAATCGTAGTAATCCAATTGGTGGAAATGCAGTAACTTGGAATAGTTCAGGTGCAACAGCAATAACATCATCGGAGGTTGATATATTTGATAGTTCATCATTTCAAACATTTTCTAATCAATCACCTGATGTTGATGTTGAGGTAACTGATATGGTAAATATGTGGTTAAATGGAAGAGCCAATAATAATGGAATGTTAATACGATTTAGTGGTAGTCAAGAAACTGACTCAATAACATTTGGACATTTAAAATTCTTTTCAAGAAATACACATACAATTTACCAACCAAAACTTGAAGTTCGTTGGGATGATCATGTTATAGCAACTGGAAGTGTTACTGGTAGTTTAAATGAATTAACAATGAGTGGTTTAGCTGATAACTTTCTTTATATGAAAGGATTGAGAGAAAAATATAGAGAAGGTGAGCGAGTTAAGTTTAGAGTTGGTGCTAGAAAAAGATATATACAAAAAACATTTTCTAATTCTGTTCAAACTGTAACTGGTTCATTTATACCTGAAGGTAGTGGTTCATATGCTATTAAAGACGTTGCTACCGATGAATTTATTGTTCCATTTAAAGATAACAATGATGTTAGTTATACTAAATTAAGTTGTGATAGCGATTCAAATTATTTTATACAATACTTAGATGGATTTTATCCAGATAGAGTTTATAAAATATTATTAAAATTAAAATTAGATGATGGGCAAGAACAGGTATTTGATGATGACTTTGAATTTATAGTGAAAAGGAAATAGTTATGACAGCAATTTTAAACGAAAATACTGAAATATTATTAGATAAAATAGCTGAAGCTTTAATTACCAGCCCCTATGTTAATTTAGATAAAGTAAGATTAAATCAAAAAACAATAAGAAATGGTTTAATTTCTTTAGGTAGAAGTAACTCTGATAAATTAATTTTATTTCAAAAAGATATAAAGGCTAATGAAGAAGATTTAAATTTATCTACCCTTAGTGGTGAAGAATTATTTACATTAGGAGGTTTAGCTAATAATATAGAAGATTTTAATTCTATCGAAATAGTGGTTAGTGCTAATGGAAACGGAGATATAAATAGTATAAATTTAAATCATAACAGTTTAAGTTCTGAAGGTGGTATAGAACTTTTATTATTACTTACAGAAGTTTCAGAATCAGGCGATTTAATAAATCCTTTAAATATAAGTCAATTTTTTAATGTAGAACAAACACAAACTATTGTAAACCCTGAACAAGCTAATGAATTTTTAGACACAAATATTTTTGAATTATTACCAGGCGAATCTCAGAGACAAGAAGAAATAGATAAATTTTATACAGACTTACAAAATTTATTACCACCAGAAACACCTAATTTTGATGGAGACGATGATGATGAAATGGTTGATAGAGATGAATTTGGTAATTGGATGGGTTCTGAACAATATTACTTGGACAATAGTATTGCAGCAACTCAAGATGATTTTGAAAACGCTACAATAAATCAAGATGTATCATATATAACACGATTATCGTCTGATGGAGATACTTCTAGTCAAAATTCAGGTAAAACAATTGAAGATATTTATAATATTATTACACCATACTTAACGGACATATTGGAAGATGATGTTTTACCAGAAGATGATAGACCTGAATATGAAAATCAATCAGATGGATATTTAAAATTTAGAAATTTAAATCAAGGTATTATTGTAAGAAATACAGATAGCGAATTTATAGAAAGTTTAAATTCGGAGACAAAAGATTATTTAACTACAGGTTTTACAATTTCAATGTGGGTTAGATTTTTAGACAAAACATCAAGTGGAACTCTTTTTAATTTTGGAAATCCAACAAGAAAAGAAAACCCATTTGGATTTAGATTAGAAACTTATGTATTAAATAAGGATGATGAAAATCCTGATATGTCAGCCGGGTTCGCCATAGGAACACAATCTTGGGGTTCGACGGTTGAATCAATTAATGGATTAAATGAAACTCAAATTTTTAAAGAAAGTAATACGGCTCGTTTTGTTAGACTTATAACTAGAATAGGAGATCCTACATCCGAAAATCCTTTAAAAGATGACACTAATTTAAAAGACTCACATCTTGGTGTAGAGGGGTCTAGAAAGTTTAGTTGGAATATTGGTGATGCTGACTATGAAACATTTGACTATTCGTATTCTCAAGAGGATGAAACAAAATTATTACAAACTACACATATACCAGAAGATTTCAAAGAATGGTATTTTATATGTGCAACTTTTAATCCTGTTACAATAGAACCAGTTTTTGGTGAGGAGTATTATGATGCTAATGCAGAAAATTCAAATTTTTGGATGAATCACGTTAATCCTGTTACAGAACAATCAGTTGCATATTCAGGTTATGGAAATAAATGTAAAGTAGAAATTATCTCACGAACTGATTTATTAAGAGCTCGTGGTTATAAGGTATAATTAAATGCAACTTATTGGAACAATACAATTACAACATTCTGATGATTTTGATTGGTGGTTTTCAGCCCATTATTGGAATGGTGAATTAGGAACATGTACTGGAATAATTGGTAATGGATTTGGGTATTGGGATGCACTTGGTATTGGTTTATGGGATTCCAGATCTGATTTAGGATTTGGTTATAGTGATCCA